TTAAAAAAGTTATGTAAATCGATTTTCATCCGATTTTCCCCCCAAATAAAGATATGTAATACTCTGCGTCTACCACCACCAATGGTTTTTTGCCATTCTTTTTCATCACAACAATAGGTTCATAGTCACCACAGTTTGCAGATGCTTGTTCATAAGCGTCCCATATATTTAGCTTCTCCACGTTCTTACATTCAATACTATGTGGGAATTTTAACCTAGCAGCACGAGCCATAATAAGGTCTTCACCACCTGCTCCCATGCTACGAGATTCTATATCTTCTGGATGTACTTCAAGCATTTCAATGAGTTTATCTCTTACCCATTGTTGTAGGCGGCGACCTTTTGCTTTTGCTGAACTTGGATTCATAATAAAAAACCTCCAGATGGAGGTATTTATCTATTCAGTTGAACCAAGGGTCGGGGATACTCCCATTCTTCTCATCTTTTGTTCTATCGCCCACAGCGCCCATGCTGCTGAGAGGCTGTTGGGTCCATTGTTTTCCAGCAACCTCTCCCTCAACTCCATCAGTTTTTCCCACTCTTTTCTTTTCACAGTTTAAAACCAGCGAAAGTATCTTTCTTAACATCTTGTTTAATTCCTCCGATGACATAGGACTCAACTTCTGTTTCTTGTGGGGCAACTTGAAGACCCTTAGAAGACAACCAATGTTCAGTCCATGGCAGTGGATTACTATTAGCAGGAACATCAAAAATTGGTTTAATACCAATTGCTTTCATTCTACGATTAGCAATCCACTCAACATATTTTTGTAATAGTTTTGAGTTTAATCCAATCATAGATCCATCTTTAAATAGATATTCTGCCCAGATCTTTTCTTCTTCGACACATCTTTTAAACATATCAATTACATTTTGTTCTTCTTCTTTAGCGATCTTAAGCATGTCTGGATCATCACCTTCACGCCATTTGTTAATAATATTTTGAGTTATAACTAGGTGCTGTGATTCATCCCTAGCAATCAAACCAATGATCTTGGCATTACCTTCCATCAACTTAAGTTCACCAAAAGCAAACGAACAAGCAAATGAAACATAGAATCTAATACCCTCAAGAATATTAACATTAATGATGGCACGATATAGTTTACGCTTTAATTCATATAGAGTTTGTTTAGCTGCTGGGCAACCTTCAAGTTGATGCTGCCATTGATTACCAGAAGAATAATCTTGTGCTGCTTGAATAAAATCATCATATGCTTCAGTTACACTAGCAGCTCTTTGAATGATATAATCATCATCAATGATCGTATCAAGAACCTCGGATGGATCTGGATAAACATTTTTAATGATGTAAGTATAGGAACGACTATGTACCATTTCCATAAATTCCCACGCTGTCATACAAGATTCCAGCTCTGGTAGTGAACAATAAGGAATGAATGCCATGCCAGGACCACGACCTTGAACACTATCAAGAAGAATTTGATATTTTAAATTAGAAGTAAAGATGTGCTTTTGTTCTGGACGAAGTATTTGATAATCAGCACGATCTTTTTGGAGGGAGACCTCTTCAGGTCTCCAGAAATATCCAAGTTGCTGTTGTGTTAGTTTATCAAACACAGGATATTTAAATTGATCATATCGTTGAACTCCTAATGGAGCACCAAAAAACATTGGTTGTTTTAACGTATTGATTTTTTCTGTGTTGAAAACTGTCATACCCTCTACTGGGGGGTGTGTTTCCACATTTATTCTAAATCTTGCAACTGTCACAATCTTCCTCCTGAGAACTTAAAATTTCGTTGAGCATATCTTCAATACTTTGTTTCTTTTCGTCATCAATCACATCATCTTTTTTAACGTCATATGTATTTTGATAATAAGAAGTCTTCCATCCATACTTGTATGTTGTCAAAAAGTCATTGGCAATTACTGACACAGGAACTTCATTATCGGGATAATTTTCTGGATTATATGACCAGTTTCCAGAAATTGCTTGATCAAAGAACTTCTGCATAACAGCAACAATAGCAATATAACCACTATTGTCAGGCATATCCCAAAGAAGCGTGTAATTATTCTTAAGTGTTTGGTACTGAGGAACAACTTGCTTGAGCGGACCTTTCTTCGACTTCTTAACGGACAAGTAATCTCTAGGTGGCTCAATTCCGTTTGTGGCATTTGACACAACGGAACTGCTTTCCGAAGGCATTTGTGCCGACAGTGTTGAGTTCCTAAGACCGTGATCCACGATTGATGCTCTAAGAGTTTCCCAATCATAATTGTAAGAGGGGGGTACTAGTTCGTCAACATCCTTTTTATATGTATCAATTGGAAGAATTCCTTCGGCATACTTAGTACGATTAAAGTATCCACATGCTCCTTTTTCTACAGCAAGTTGATTGGATGCCTTGAGTAGATAGTATTGGAATGCTTCAGTTAATTTATGAACTTCAATCCACCCCAAAGGATCTCCATATTTAAATCCATGGCGAGCAAGATAATGTGCTAGACCAATATATCCAATACCAAGAGAACGACGATTAATTGTAGAAACTTCTGCTGCTTTAACTGGATAATTTTGGTAATCAATTAGTTCATCTAGACCACGTACAGAAAGATCACATAGCTCTTCAAGTTCATCTAGATTTTTTAACTTACCAATGTTAATAGCAGAAAGAATACACAAAGCAATTTCACCTTCACCATCAATATGTTGGATTGGATCTGTGGGGAGTGTAATCTCTTGACACAGGTTACTCATATTTACCTTGTCTAAGAATGACGAGTGTGAGTTACAGTGGTCAAGGTTCATAATATAGATGCGCCCAGTTTCTGCCCGTTCTTTAAGAATACTAAAAATTAATTCTTGGGCATTGATTGTTTTGCGGGGGATAGAATCGTCTGACTCATACTGGCAGTATAGATCATCAAAACCACTGGTCCCAAAATTCTCATAAAGGTTAGGAACATCATGAGGTGAAAAAAGCGAGATGGTTTGATTTTGAATAAACCTTTCATAGAACAGTTTGCTGACTTGAATAGAGTAATCTAACTTACGAACTCGGTTATCTTCAGTTCCTTTATTATTTTTTAGTACAATAATATCTTCTATTTCTTTGTGCCAGATTGGGAAGTGGACTGTCGCGCTGCCACCTCTAATCCCATTCTGAGTACAGCATCGGACAGTTGCCTCAAACTTTTTGAGGAAAGGTACGACGCCTGTATGAGCAACTTCTCCACCTCGGATCTTGCTGTTGATAGCACGGATTCTACCTGCGTTGATGCCGATGCCCGCCCTTTGAGCAACATACCTGCCAATAGCCATGTCACTGCTAAAGATGCTATTGAGGGTGTCATCAGAATCAATAAGAACACAACTAGCGAATTGTCTAAGTGGGGTTCTAACTCCCGCCATGATTGGTGTTGGGATGTTGATTTTGTGTTTGCTGATGGCATTGTAGTAACGGCGAACGTAATCTAATCTAGTACTGTACGGATACTCAGCAAAGAGAGTTACAGCAATCATCATGTACATATATTGTGGAGTTTCAAATACTTCTCCGCTGCTTCTATCTTGCACGAGATATTTATCAACGACCTGACGTAAACCAGCATAAGAGAATAGATAGTCACGGTCATGATCAACCCAACTATTAATTTTACTCCAATCTTCATCGGAATATTTGTCAAGAATCTCTTCATCATAAACTTTAATAATAGTAGAATTATATGCTGCTACATCAAATAACGAAGGCATTCCTTCTTTCCAAATATTTTTATGAAATACTTGCTTTCTCAAAGAGAACAGCAGTAATCTGGCAGCAACAAATTGATAGTTAGGATTGTCTAGAGAAATAAGATCGCTAGCAGAACGAATCAGAATTTCTTGAATTTCTTCTGTAGTGATACCATCATAAAATTGAATGCCAGAATTCATTTCTACCTGAGATGCCGAAACACCTGCCATTCCATCACATGCTTCTTCAACCATACGATGAAGTTTATCTAGATTAAGAGGTTCAATAGAACCATCACGTTTTGTAACTTTAATCCCGTTGCTCATATTTTCTTCCATTCGATTAATTTAACTTTTGCTTCTAGTCCTTGGTAAGTATTAGATTCTACCACCCGCTGAACATCTCGTCCAGCCAGGACCATATCATTGATATCTTTTTCTTTAATATTTGATGGCCAAATAACTACCTTATCGTTTTGTCGTATGGTTTTGTCAATACGGTCCACGATTTGCTTGTTCCTTGGTTCGTTGTCGTAAATAAATGTACAATTAGGAAACTGTATCCTATCAAGTACAACGTCACTGCCACACATTGCAATGCTGTTGTCAATGAACATTGAATCGAAGGGACCTTCCGTAACATAAACATTTCTCGTTGTATTTACACGATCTAACCCAAAAATTTTAGGTTGATCTTCTTGTATCATTATAGTAATGTATCTCAATTTAGCCATCGGTGCCAAGGATCTTCCTTGGAATCCAAACATATTTCCTTGCTTGTCCTTGAGTGGAATAATTATTCTGGGACTATCCTTTCTCAAGGTATCAAATACTTTGATGTGGGAGTTTGTCCATTCTTTAAATTTGGGACAATAATAAAAGTAATCTAAATCTTTAATTTTTCTACTTTCCAAATACTCCCTTGCTGGGTGTGTAATATTTAGTTCCGAGATCTTTTTCAATTCTTCCAAATTTTCATTCTTATTTAAAAATTTAGGTTCCTGAAAATTAAAGGTGGGATTTGGCGTTACGGTTGCTTTTCCAGTCAAACCTTCTTTATACCTTTCCATCACATACTGATCGTACAAGATCTTATTTTGATCTTTTAAGAAGTTAGTAAACGTTCTCCCAACACCACAGTTGTGGCATTTAAATACCAAATCATTTTTAACTTTAAAGATATAACCTCTTGCTTTATCCTTACGCTTCTTGCTATCACCACAGTAAGGGCAACGAAAGTTATAAAGAGATTCTTTTTTCTTTACAAATTTTTGAAGATATGGAGATATTAGTCCAACATACTTTACATCAATATAACTCATTTCAATTGTTGGATGGATTGCCCTCCTACTGTAGCACCTGTTTTTCCTACTGTCAAGATATTACCAAAGAATGTAGCTGAACCAATAACAACAGTAGCAGCAGTAGCGATGCCAACAGTCATCCAACGAAACTTTGAAAGTTCATCAATTCTTTTTTCAAGTTTGTCTAGTTTGGTATTAATTCCTTTAATTAATTCTAAAATTGCTGCGTCTGCTTTATCTACTTGTTCTAATCTATTCTCGTGACGCTCTAGTATAAGAGCAACATTCTGGTTGCCCTCACTGATTTTATCAACTGCTCTCTCAAGTTTGTCAAGCATCTCCTTAGAGAGATCTTCATATATCTGAAACTTGGCTTCTAGAACACTTACGCTGTTACCAAATCCAAACATATTTACCTCGTTGTTAAACGTTTCTTACAGCAAATTCAAGGGCACTTTGGAATGTAGCAGCATCTTTGTTTAACATATAACGATACGTATCTTTGTTTGTATCGTCTAGTTGAGCATAAGCAGCAGCAATTCTTTTTGCCGAAAAATTATCTAGGTTTTGTACACTGCCATCATTAAATTGAATCTTAGCGAAATCAGCTTCTCCTCTTGGATTTAGTTCTGATGTAGCAACGTGAAGAGCAACTTCAAGAGCATCCATTGTGTTTGTCGATTCGTTCATAATTTCACCTTCAGGTTCATAAGAGTTTTTTTGTTGTACACGCTTCTGTTGATCAGAAGCTTTCTTTTTAAAATCAGCAAGACGAGCTTTCATGAGAACATCCATTTCTCTGGTTTTGTTCTGCATTTTCTTTTTAGCTTCGTCACGCTTTTTCTGTAAATCTTTCTGACGATTGAGCTTCTTCATTTGCCCAATCTGTTTTTGTGCTCTCTCGGTTTCTGAGGGCACTGCTTCAGAAATAACTTGTTCTAGTTCTTCTTTCATTTTTTTACGTTTGGAAATACGAGAGGCTAATTTTTTCACAGGTTTTTTGTAAGCACGATTAGATCTTGTTTTAACAAATACAAATGCTGGTGGCATAGACAGAGATGCTCCATCTCCTGCCATCATTTCATTTAAATTAGATTCAGTGCTTTCAGACATTCTTGATCAACCGTGTTATTAAGTGGTTCTGGTAATCTATTTAGGAATAACAGAAATGCTTTTAAAACTGGCCAGGATATGGCTTCGATTTTAAAAAACAATAATGGCGTAGCAGCATCACCAAATACATTATACATTAAAATTATATGATTGAGAATAAGATGAGTTTTCAATTCACCTGTTGTTTCATATCTACGAAGTAACCTTTTAATATATTTGAATCGATTTATATCCTCTTCAAAATCTTCATAGGTAACTGATGTAGGATTATCATAATGTTTAATAGCGAACATCATCCAATTTTCTTTTGTCAACTCATCAAATAACATACATTATCAGGTGCCGAATGTGAGGGTAACTTCGTTAGAGATTACTTCAGTAGCACCAGCAGTTGAATTCAGTTTGACACGATACTCATGACTATCGGCAGAAGCAGTCTGTCCAGCGAGAACAAGTGAAGCACTTGTAGCACCAGAGACATTTGTAAATCTACCACCACTAGTTGTTCTACGCTGCCACTGGAAGGTGACAGTTCCAACATTAGCTGTAGCAACCACGGTGAATGTAGCATCGCCTTGAGAAGTTGTCTGGTCTGTTGGTTGTGTAGTAATGGTGATTACAGATGTTACGTCTGCTGCGATGGTGTCATCATCTTGAGTCTCATTAGCATTAGTATCTGGATCAGCAAGAGTTAATAAGCACTCAGCTTTATGGCGAGTGTTTCCTTCACAATCAGTGAAGGTATAATATGACCACCAACCTGGGGCATGAATTCCTCTTTTCTTATTTTCTGAAAGAGCAACTTCTGTGTCATCAACAAATACGATTGTTTTATCTTGAGACGAAGCAGCAACTCCAATCGATGCTTTTGTTTGATTAGCAACTGAATCGGTTCTACCGTATAGAGACATTTAATTTCTCCGAATCTAACTTTATATCTATTAGGTATTTATAAAAAAAAGAGACCTTAAAGGTCTCTTAAATATCAGGGAGTCAGATCTTTAGCACCCTTTCTCTTCAATTGTCCTTGGACTTGAAGAAGAATGAGTGAAAGAATACCATTTGACTTAACTTTGGGGGTTGCTCCAAGTGCTTCAGAAACTGCAAAGAGAACTGTAGCAATTAAAGCTTGGTTGGCGAGAGCCCAGGCGACGAGTGCGGACATTATATTACTCCAATAAATTTATGTTGACGTAAATTTATTTATTCCTTTTTCGCCTTTTTGTTGATTTTTAATAGCTTTCTTAATATACTTACTATTCTTTTTTTGATCCATATCATCCAAAGGTTTGTCAGGAATATCAGGCATCACCTCTACGGCAGATGCCTCATTCACTTTTTTCCTTTTGACTTGGCAATAATGTTAGTTATTTTTTTACGACGGGCATGGAGATAACTATCTGACTTATCCTTATCACCATCGTTGTCGATGTCTCCATCTTCTTTACCGACTGGATCTAATTTCTTTTCACCAATAACTTTAAACTTAGATCCATCCATTTCTCCAAGTTGCTCAAGTTTCTCAGCAACTTCAGACCACAGTTGATTAGCGGTATCTACATCATACTCTTCTTTCTTGGCAGTTTTTGCTGCTTTTTTAAAAGCATCCTTTGCTGGATAATCTTCGTGCCCTGGTTTGGCAGGTGCTCCTCCACGCTTACGCTTGGCATGGATGTTGGCATACAAACCATTCTTCTCTTCAATGTAATTTACCATATGTCCATATGTATCACTTGAAGATGTCTTTTCATCAAGGATAAGTTCTCCAAATGGTTCGTAACCAGCTTTTACACAGTTATCAACTGTCTTGCCGCCTTTTTGTTTGGTGCCTGCTAACTTATATCCTTTCCAGCAAGCTTTACCATCAAGACCTTTTGCTTTTTCAAAAACATAATGAACACCTTCAACATAAAGATTAAATGATTCTTTCATTTTTTCCTCTTTGTTCTTTTTCTCACATTTTTCTTCTTTTTCTTTATGTACTTCTTCTTTAGCAACTACGTTAGTGTACTTAATTGTAGCGCCGTGTGATTGCTTAATACCAGTACCAGTTCTCAAATTATTACTGAGAACTACAGCAGGATCGGCAGCATGAGCATTTGCTTTTGGATCTTTTTTTTCAGTAGATTCTTCCGTAGCTGGTTTCTCAAGAGTAGGAATGCCTTCCTCACCAAGATAAGAAGCAGTTGATTGAATCAATGCTTGTGAGAAAGCATCAAGATGCTTCACTTGGGTTGTCGTTTTTTGTCTTTCCATTATTGAAAATAATACTTTCTTTTTCTTTATTTATGCTTTCTGTTAAATTGAGTTCTCTAATATCTTTTACCCAAGCACGAAACATCTTACCATCTTCAGTGATGGCAATCACATAGTTAGTTCCAGATCTATGAATACGACCTTTTTCTCCTGTAACAGATGACATAATATAATCACCTTCAACAAAAACATCCTTAGCACGATATTGCTGACGTAATGCTTCTTCTCTTAATTTCCTAAAATCTTTCATTTGATTCCCAAACCTTCTCTAACTTCTTTCATTAATTTCATCATGTCACTATCATTTAATGTGTTTGGTATTCCTTTACGAAATTGATCCACATTAGCAACAGAAGCTGCTTCTCTCATTTTACTTGCCGACATACCAGTAGCACCATCAGCATCAGGGTCACGCTCACCAGCAGATTTAACTTTTAAAGATTTAAATGTATACTCTACTCCATTATATTTTTGTATAAGCGAATCCATTTCCTGAACACGATCACTGCCAACTACAAGAACCACATCAGCATAATCGCCTTGTAAACTTTGAAGAACTTTAATGATGGTTTTCAATTCATCATTCAACATGATATGATCCTTATGTGTTGGAAACATTTTTTTCATGTATCCAACTTTCTGATCAGCAGATAAAGGATTTTTTTTCTTATCTTTAGTGTGACTTGTGTAAATTTTATAATCATCAGTGCCAGCAGTCTTCGCCACAGCATTGATCAATTTTTCATGACCAATGGTGGGAGGATTGAAGCGACCGAAAGTGATGACTACTTTCTTAAACATTTTTATTTGTATTTAGTTTCCCTTGACCCAGTTCTTTTGTAACGTAAAGTTTGCCTGACTGAATTCCAGACGATCTACAAGTTTAGTAGCGTTACCATCTTTAATAGCAACAAATCCTTCAGGAGCAGTAACACGGAATCCATCATCAGTACGAAGAAAAGTTCTAGTGCTATCAGCAGAAGCAAGTTTTTTTACAAACATGTTCTTGGCATTTTGAAGAATTACATAAAGAGTAATAGTTGCTTTGAATCCAGCAACATTTTTTTCAACATACTCTATACCATCGTAAAGTTTTTTAAGTTTAACAGCTTTAGTTTTTTCCTGCTTAACTTTGTTAACTTCCTTCATCATGGTTTCATGATAGTTCTTTTTAAAGTCATCAATGAAACGAGAAAGGTTATTAATTTTTTTACCCTCTCTCACATAGGTATTGAAATAGGTTTTAAGGCGAGTGCCAATACTAAAATTATCTTTTGAATTAATCTGTTCGGAAATTTCATTTAAGAAAGAACCAGCAGAACGAAGAGCTGGTATAGCAGTTCTTTTCATATTGCTGAGATTACGACGTTCAAAAGCATTGAGAATCATATTACTTCCCATTGTATCTACCTCAGCACTGATAACAAAAACATTACTAGTCTTTTTAAACTCATTCACATTAACACCAAAGGTAGCATGGGATTCAGCAATGCTAGCACCAACATAGCGTGTATGAAATACCACACCAACCTTAGCTCTCTTTGCCTTTTCGTAAGCAGGAGTACCTTTAGGGATAGCGTATGTAATAGTGTTGGGGGTAAAAGTTAAGTAATCAACACCGTCAATCTTTTCTTCTCTGGCATCATCAGTAAACAAAAGGTCGCCTTGAATAATTCCTTTGATTCCAAGTTCAGGAAAATACTGTAGTGCTACTTTAAGTTTTTCCACAAGACCAGAAGAATTGCCATGGTTTGCTTCGATGTAAGCATCACTATAATTAACTTTAGGTTCTGTTTTATTAAATACTGATTTTGTTCCAACAAAGAAATCTCCATTCTTTGGATCAACACCACAAACGATAGCGGGAGCACCATCCCATTTTGTAGTGATCATAAAGTTACTAGAAGGAGTTCCACTAAAAGTTTTAGTGAGAGAATCTAAAAAAGCAAAAGCATCTTTTGCTCCTTCTTCTCCATCAAAAAGAATGCTGTCTTCTAAGTGTTCTAGGTGAGTATTTTTGCTCATGTTGGATTCATTTGGTAATTTCCGTTTCTGTCTTTGGTAACAACAAACTTAGCGTTTCGACTTTCCCGTGGTTGGACAACCACCCTGGCGCCAGTGATGCCAAGATCATTTCGGTCACCCTTGTATATTATCATAAGAACTGGGTCATAGTCACCAGTCATCTCATAAGGATTTATGTGGGCATGGGCGCTCATCTGTAACTTATACTTATCTGCCCCGTTGCTGACGATGGAAGCATCGCCCTGTAGTACACCAGTACAGTTTGACTTACCAAAATTTGATCCAGGAGTAAAATCTTTTCCGTAAACAGATTGCATCTTTAGTGCTTTATCCTGTATATCCATCATTGCTGTAAATCCTTTTCCAGCTGGAGTACTGAAATCATACAGTCCTCCTCTACCACATATTTTTTTCATGTAGTTTCCAAACTTTCTAATCTCTGGAAAGACATCTAAAGTTTCATCCTTATCATTTAAAAAGTGTGATACCCCACCCCATTGCTGGAAGTGATTTGCTTTATATCCTTCCTTATGAGAAAACCAAGCTACATCCTTTAAGGTATTACCATCTTTTTGAACCATAACAATATCAGCTTTTACATGCCCCTCTTGTTTATTAAACCCAACAATATTATGAAATGTCTTTGGATTATTATCTCCAACTGTTATTGTAATACCATCAGCAAATCCCATTCCCCTATGCTCAACAATATTCATTACTGCTTTATTGAGATCTGTCAATAAATTTAACTCTCCCCTTTCTTTAATAGAAGGAACATTAAGTTTATATGTCATCCCAACTTCATTTACCCAATAACCTAACAACCCCCAATTGACTTGAATATTTTGTCCTGGTGCTAACTGCCCACCAAAATCAAAATCTTTTAAAAAATAACTAAGAGGGTATTTAGTTCCAGTTTTTGTTTCGCTCAATGACATTTCAACTGGAAAATTATTATAAGCTCCAGACATAACAACTCTTCTTGGTATGCCACTTTCATACAATGCTTTTAATAAAGCAGCGGCACTTTGAAAGGAAGCATTACCTCTTCCCAAATTAAAAGTTCTATCAATAGTTCTTTTATTAGAAACTAATCTACCGTTTTTAATATTTGGAATTGCAAGATGTAAATACTTCACATACAATTTCATGCCATCTCCATTGATATTTCCTTGCTTATCAATGAAGTGCATAGGTTCATTGTTTTTTGCTCTGTTATAAAGAACAGTTACATTGTTCTCAAAACGATTTCTTTTAGCAAATTGACCCCAAGTTAAATTCATATGAGATACAAAAAACCCCTTCCCAAATATTTAGGAAAGGGTTGTAATATATTAGTAGTCTAGATTATCCAAATCTTTACCATGCCTAAGTTCATCTCTACGAAGTTTCTTCAATTGTTTTAGCATTTCTTTGATTTGTTGATATGCTTCATCAGCATCTAACTTACCGCCAACTTCTAATCCAATAATTAATTCAACTCGATCCCCAAATCGAGCAAGTGCTTTTTCAAAGTCTGTGAGATTAGTATACATAATTTTTTATATAGTAAAACGGAAGGGGTGGGATTTGAACCCACGGATGCTTTCACATCGCTGGTTTTCAAGACCAGTGCCATAAACCACTCGACCACCCTTCCAATTGGGGGCGAACCCCGTTTGTTTATCGATCATCGTCAGCACGATTTTCGCTGTAGTAAATATCAAACGTACCACCTGGATAACGTTTTTCGAGTTTAGTGACATTACGTTCAATCACTTCCTCAAATGTAACTCCAAGAGCAATACATGCTTGAGCTACATACCACATCAGATCACCAAGTTCAATAATCATATGCTCTCGGTTATCTTCGTTGAAGGGTTTGCCTTGGAAAATCATTTTCTTGATGATCTCAAGAAACTCACCACCCTCAGCATTAATACCGACGCCAGCAGTAAGCAGTCGTTCAATATTGGCACCCTTACGATCCAACTCAACAAGCCGATCAGATAGGGCAACAAAGTCTGTAGAAGCGTCTGAAGTAACAGCATCAACAAACTCTTGATACCGTTGAAAATTAATCTGATTTGCCATACATTAAATTACGAATTTAGAAAATTTATCCATCCTTGATTGACGGTTAGAGACATCCTCAAGGTACTCATATGTTTCATCCTCTTGATCTGTGACAAGGGCAGACCCATCTGAATCATCGACATTATACAACTTCATCTTTGCCCTGTCAACCCCTACGGTAAATCTCTTGTGATAGGTGGGGTCGTTGTATCTGTTCTTGAGTTGTTTAACCATGATTCTGCCCGACGCCTCAAGCTCCTCCGTCGATATAAGAGCAAACATAAAGTCAGCAGTGGCAGGTAAACCAAAGGACTCCGAAGTATCAGTAAGATCCACGTCGCTATTGCCAAAACCACTACGGGTTGTTTGCGTCGCTGAGACAATAGGTACGTTGTGTTCAACAGCAAGACCACGTAGTTCTTCAGCAATAGCTTTAACATAAGTATAAGAATTTACAATATGACCTTTGTATCTAGCAGAAGCACAGATGTTTAAGTAATCAACAAAAATAATATCTGGTCTAAAATACTTCTTCAAACTCAGTTCATTTAATAAAGATTTAAAATGTCCTGTGTGAGCAGCTGCTGTAGGATATTCTTTGATGATTAGACGACCCTGAGTTTTTCTTCCAATCTCAATGATCCTAGAAGTAAAGATTGCTTCTGGTAATGTGTTAATATCTTTGATATTTACGTTGAGGAGATTAGCGTCAATTCTCTCAGCAATTTTTTCTTCTGCCATTTCCAAAGTGATGTATAAAACATTCTTCCCCTGGGAAAGAGCAGAAGCGGCACAGTGACACATAAAGAGAGATTTACCAACACCAGTGCCAGCCAAAGCAATATTAAGTGTTTTATTTGGAAGACCACCCTTTGTGATGATGTTAAATTTTTCAAGATCAAAGGGTATTTTTTCTTCTTGGAGGTGGTAAAAATCATATCTTTCCTGAGCGTTATCAACGTAATCGTGACCTACATGTTCGTCAAAAGATACTGCTAAGGCATCTTGAAGAATGCTTGGAATCGCATCAGCTGATACTTTCGGATTGCCGCCATCTGCGATTTTGATAGACTCCAAGAGTGCGAGATAGATGGCTCTATCTTTACACCACTTTTCTGTGGTGTCGAGCAACCATTGATGTTCAACCTCATTTTGATTGAAGTCTTTAATTGACTTAACAGCGTTTGTATATGTTTCCTCATCTAAATCTTTCCTAGATTGTAAATTAATAACTAAGACTTCTGCTGTTGGCATCATTTTATATTTGCTAGCGAAGTCCCAGACCTCTTCGTAAATAACACGCTCGTGTTGTTCAGTAAAATAATCTGGTTTGACAAAAGGAACTACCTTACGATAGAAATCTTCATTACAAACTAGATTTCTTAAGATAGTAAATTCAATCCTCTCCGTCATCTGCTACCCCGTAAAGAAATTCTTCTCGTGCTTTTTCTTCCAACCTAGCCATTATATCATCAGTAAAATACTTTTCGGGATTCTTTAAAATTTCTTTGGCGTAAACTTTTTTACCATCAACTTCATATCGACCAGCAACATTTTTCCAAATGCCTGCTTCTTCCCCAAGTTCTAATAGACCATAGTATTTTTCTAACCCACGTTCATCAAAAAACAAACGTGTTTCTACTTTAGATCCTTCTCTGGTTAAACGGGACTTCTTCGCCTCACACTTAATAATGTTTCCGACCAAATCGGTTCCGTCTTTTTCTTTTTTCTTGGAAAGAAAAATGATCGTGCTAGCAGAGTACTTAAGACCAGCACCACCACCCATTTCTTTTGTAGGAACGTAAGAGCCAATAACATCGTAAGTATGGTTTGTAACTAGCATTGGAATATTTGCTTTACCAAGTTTCAATGTTAGAATCCTAAACACAGATTTGGTAAGTTGTGCTTTAGTCATGTCACGAACATTTTTATCGTTGGAAGCATCTTCAACTTCCTTGTTCGTAGATAGCATACCAAGAGAGTCGAGAACAAACATAAGAGGTTTACGTTCCTCTTTAGGTTGTTCTATATATTTATCAATGATACGAACAGCATGAGTACGGAATTCTTCAATGGTATCCACAGGATAGATTACCATTCGCTTAGAATCAATACCACGACTTTCGATCATGTTCTTGCTAATGGCAGACTCAGTTTCAAAATAAATGACTCCAGCATTAGGATCGCTATCAAGGAAACTACGTACAACACTAAGGCAAAAGAAAGTCTTACCAGTGCCCGACTCTCCAGCAAGAGCAGTAATTTTGTTGGATGGAATACCTCCAAATAGCGAACCAGAAACCAAGGCATTAAACACGTAGCTCCCAGTATCAATAAAAGATTCAACATCACCAGCAGCAATCCCGTCACTGACAAGACCAACGTATTCATTTTTACTATCTTTAATTATTTGTGATAAAAAATCCATATAGACTCCTAAAAGAAACTAAGAAGAGAGACCTTTCTCTCGCTATCCCACCCAATACATTCTAGCACATTTTTGAGTGGTTCGTAAAATGACTTCTCAAATTGAAGTTTATAATCCACATACTTCTCAAGATTAAATTCTGGAGGAAGTGTTTGGAAAAATGATATTACATTTTGTTGGATCGGATTTGGTGTTCGTAAGTAGAGGAACTTAATTTTCTCTCCCTCTTGGATAAGAGGATACTTATGAGTAAGTTTAAGCTTGCCAACAAGGTGATTATATAATAATGCACCTCGGACCTGAATGGGACATCCCTTTCCAAATATGGTCGCCACACTTTTATATTTTTCCAATCCATTTACACCTCGGGGAAAAGCAATATTTAAATAGTCTTGTTTTTTGATGTCATTTTTTATTTCATCAATAAAATCTAAAATATCATCATTAGATTTGGTAATAATAATTGTATATGCCTGAGTAAGTTTATCTCGGAAGTAAGCAGGAGTTGAAGAACGTGCAGTTTCCATACCACAAACTTTCATCTTTGGTTTGGTATATCGTACACCTTCACTATCCCACACATTAAGAACATAGCGTTTCTTGGCAGTCCAGAAACCACGCTCAGCAATGTTCTCACGCTTCATCTTCATTTTCTGTTCATAGGCATTGAGGTAGTCTGCCAATTCCTGGTAAGAACTTTCAATATACTTCTCAAGTTCCATCTCACAGATCTTATCAAGGAAAGAAACAATGCTTTCACTAGTTTTCTCTCTGCCAGCGAATATCTTGTCCACCAACGGACCAAGATTAAGATACATAGAATCAGTATCAGAAGCAATAACATAATCAATATCCTTTGATTTTAAAATCTTATTGAGATAGGCATTCATTTTATTACCAATCCAGCGGATTGACAACTGCCCAGAAAGCGTGATTGCCTCAGCGATTTCAAGTTTGTAATAACGGAAGTGCTCGTTACCGATAGCACCATAGGCAGAGTTGAGTTGAATCTTACGTGCCATCTGAATGTTATTGCAGCGAGCAATCTCTTTCTTCAATTCAACACTAGGATTATTTTCATACTGCTGCTTGGCAGCAAGCATCTTCTTTTTATAGATGGTACGTTCTTGGTAAATTTTGTCCATCAACTTAGGAAGAAATCCTTGGTAAGTTGTATCATAAAATGTACCATTGGCACAAAGAGTTTGCCCATCAAGATCACGAAGATCTAATTCTTTGTTTAATAAACGATCTACGGTAGCATTAGGATGTCTATGCCCAAGAAGAGTTTCTGGTGAAAGATTATATTGCATGATTAAATGTGGGTACAGACTGTTAAGGTCAAAACTCACAACCCAATCATACATTCCAGGAATAGGTTCTTTGACATAAGCACCAGCGTATTTGTTATCCTTAGTGCTTTCTTTCTTTGGTGGGATAGTAATTTTTTGTTTAGCAAGATAAACATAAATGATGTTATCCCACATTCTAACTTGAGAATATACATCCTCAAAGTTGACCTTAGCATCATATGCCATAGTAACAGCAAGTTCAAGTAGCTTCATCTTGTCATCAAGTTGATTCACAAGACGAACGTCATGAATATTATACTCAACAAACTTCTGCCAATTTTTGGTATAAAATTCTTTGAATGTATCAAACTCACTGTGATCCAGTTTTTGAGCACCAAGTTCTATATTACAAATATGATCAAGACGATATGATTCTTGATTAGTGTATGTAAATTTTTTGTATAGTTCTAGGTAATCAAGTGTAGCAATACCACTGATGTCATAAGCAATCTGGTTACGTCCTTTAATATAAATTTCACGACACAGAATATTATTCCATGGGGAAATCATACGTGCTTCTTTCTCGCCAAGAAGACGTTCTACTCTACGAAGAATGTACGGTATATCAAATAGTTGAACATTCCATCCTGTAATAATGTCTGGATAATTAGAAGACCACCAGTGAAGAAAACCTTTGAGTAGACCTGTCTCAGTTTCAAAATGAAGATAGTCAACATCCGCCATTTCATTTCTAAATGATTTAGCACCAAAAACAGTAATACGATTAGTATTGCTATCTTGAATACTAATAGCCAAAATATCTTGGTCAGCAGTTTCAATGTTTGGGAAACCATTCTCAGCACCAGTCTCGATGTCAATAGTAAAAATTCTAATTTTACTTACATCATATTTAATCTCATCATCAGGATATTCATTTAAAATGTATTGATTTAGAAATCTAGTTTGACCACAGATCTCAAAGTCTTCAATGTCTTTATGTTCTTCCACAAATTGTTTTGCATCACGAATTGTTCCTTGCTGAACAGGACGAACATTTTTACCATCTAAAGTTTTCCACTCCGAATCTTTTGATGTGGGAAGAAATAGAGTGGGGTTGAATTGTACTTTATCTTGAAATTGTTTACCATTTTCATAACCACGAACTAGAATGTTATTTCCAGATTGTTCAACACTGGTATAAAATTTCATGCTTTCTCTTCGCCAACTACATTAATATAAGAACTGAGGAGGAATGTTCTTGGATCACAGATAACTGTTATTTCAGAAGATCTAACAATGATTTCTCTTTCATCTGTGTATCTAGGCCACGCCGACAAACATTCTCCATCCACTTGATACGGATATTTTAGCACACAATCAGGTTCTCCGAACGGCGCATCCTCAATTTGTTCAATTTCTGAAACGATCCAGTCACCGTCAAATTTAATTGCCTTAATCATTTTCTTCGGAAGCAGATGTCACAACATAGTTACCCTGAGGAATTGCCGACATTTCAGCAAGTGCTTCAGCAATTGCCTGCTGCTGTACAGCAAAATTACTAGTTTCTTCTGTCACAGTTTCTTCAATTCTTTGTACCTTAGCTTCAAAAGCCTCTGCTAAAGTAGGATCAGGTTTGCCTATAGAAATTACAGAATCATATGGAATTCTAAATTCAACATCTATCGCGTATGGACACCACTTAGTAAACTCTACTTTCAAATCAAGTTCGTTATCATCATCCGCTGGAGCAAGAGAAAGCTCATACGGATGTCTCATAATCAGACAAATGCCAGATCTATTTTCGTCATCTCCATTAAAAGCTTCTTGTAAATCAGTAATTAGTTTCTCACCTGTTTTCAGAATAACAATAGATGTGCTCATGAATTTTCCTCCGTTTCAATATTTGTATTTTGTTGTTGCTCTTGTTTTAGTTCTTCTAATTTTTCAATTAAAGGTGCTGCTATCTCAAGATATTTTTCTAAAATATCTTCTTTAGGTTCGCCCACACTTAAAACATGATCAAATGGTATTCTAAATTCTACACTTTTTGAAAATGGTGACCATAAAGTAAATGACAATTCTAACTCACCTTCGTTTGGTGATTTGTATGTGATTATTAAAGGTGCTGTTAAAAGAAAACAAATTGGATCTTCTCTCCCTTCAACATACAATTCATTTATTTTGGAAATAATGTGATGCCCATTTTTAAACATCACTATTTTTATCTCTTCCTTCATAAGTTTATAGTTCAGTAATTACATTATACCACATAATAAAAAAATGGGAGCCCCCCTTGATATTTGCCAAGGGAACTCCCGCGCCGACGATACTTAATTATTTATTATTTTCTCCAGGAAAGTTTGAAGTACGATCTTCCGTCAAGAACTCTGGTACGGGTAATTCTACATTACTAATTTTATATACCGTTTTCTTTTGATGCTCTGGAATAATTTTTTCTAAAGATACTACCAACAGACCATCAGCAAAATCAACAGAAGATACTCTTACGTCGTCGGCAAGTTGCCAACTGTGAAAGAAGGAACGTTTGGAGAGACCTTTGTGTAAGTAAGTTCGTTCAGTATCTCGTTTCGAAACCTTCGAGGTAACTCGGAGAATGTTTTGTTCTGTAGAGACTTCAATCTCTTCTGATTTGAATCCTGCCAAAGCAACTTCAATTTCGTAATTAGATTCATCGTTTTTGATAATGTTATATGGTGGGTAACTAGTGTTATGACCTGACATAGCATCAAGCCTATTAAAAATATTTTCTAACCCTACACCAAAGGGAGTATAAACATCCCAGGTATATGTATTTGTCATTTGATTGCTCCTTGAATAAGCGAGTGTTTAAGTGAGATCCCGAAGGCATCTCTTACTATTATATAGTAACACGCTTAAAAAAGAAACGTACTGATAACCATACATTTACTGTTCGGTTTATACTTCTTGCTTTTTCCGTCCAATATTATATTTGCTTTCTAAAGTCCATTCATCTTTATCTTTGAAAGATAAAACTTTAATTTGGTTTAAAGGAGCAACATCTTCAATACTAGTTGGATTAACTACAGTAACAAGACCCCAATCAGAAAGAAGTTGAATGATTCGATTTCTACGCTGTAAATCATTCAATGAAAGATTTGTTTTCTTTCCATCAAGGGCAAACAGTTCCTTGAAATGAACAATATAATACTTACCTTGTTTATGAAGGATGTGACAAGATTGATAAATCTTTCGTTCCTTTCTAGAAGCGACACCGATTCTAGTTAGAGTCTCACGGACTTTCAGAAAATCATCTGGTTGTCCTAAAGCAACTTCAACCATATCAGATTGTTGCCATTGTATTTCAATATCAGTTGTCATTTAGTTCCACCTTTGTCTAACGATTTTTTTATAAAATCAAGTTGATCGGTCCTAAGAATCCTCAATGCTTCTAGAGCTTTATTATGACTGTAACCATAATACTCCTTCACCAATTCAAGATGCTCAAGAGTTTGTTTTTTGATCCAAGGAGAAAATCTTTTCCTCGGTTTCAAACTATTTATAAAAAAATCGTATTGTAATTTTTTAGGAAGATGACAATTTTTATTCATTTCATTGGCATACAAAATAGTATCAGTAAATGATGCCAAACATTTATTGACAATAAAAGGTGGATAATCTTTTTCTGCCTCAGGATCTTCTTCTAAAAGATTTTGTTTTGATTGGTTAATTGTATAAAGATAGTCTTTTAATTCATGCTTCATAGAACAGAGGTTACACTAACAACTTTTGCTTTAGGATTTCGTGCCAGAGCAGTTTGCTTGGCATCTTGGTAATTAACTGCTTCAACAATTTCGTCAAAGACTTTGCCACCAACATACAGTTGAACTTTACACTTCATAATTAAACAGCACCAGTTCGTGCCGACTTGCTTGATCTGTATTATAGGACCCCGTGGACCTCATGGTGTAAGTGTGTGAGAATTCACCAACTGTCCACTCTTTAAAACGTTCCTTCACGAGATTGGAATTGTTGTATGAGACCAGTTGAGAACAAAGGTGCCTGTCACAATCAATAGCAAACTTATCGTGATCAAATCCTTTGTGCATTGATCCTTTACGCCCATAGAGATTATCCTTAATGTCATAAGGAGGATCCAGATACACAAATACACCCATATCATCGGTCAATAGTTTTTCATACGAATGGTTAGTAATCTTCCAGTCTTTGATAATCTCACCATACCCAGGAAGTTTTT